TCCCCTCTCCCTGGCCGTACTAAACCAGGTCGAACTCGCCGGTGGGGATGACCCACCTATACGCTGTCGAAGGATTGGTACCCTTCGGAGGAAACTCTACCTGCCCCAGGAAAGGGGCAAGCTGCTCATCGAAGAGCGTTTCCAGGACCGTTTTTGGTCGCAAGACCTTATGGCGATCCCGCAGCGTCCAAGCAAGAAGTGCACGATCATTGGCGATAAACGATCGTGTTGGGAAGCTCATCACCCGGCAAAACTCTCCATCAAAGCCGCGGATCTGTCGTCCCTTAGGGACGGCTGGGACGCGGCGAGAAGAGAAGTCAAGCCGATTAAGAAGCAACCCATCGTCTCCCTCTGAACCAAGCGGAATGGCATAAGCCACCTCGCCCATCGACCTCACAAGATGCTCCCACGCCGGCCGGACGGCCGGTACGAGATACCGAGTGGGGTCAAGTCGAAGAGAAAGACGCATCAGACGGTTAGCGCAACGAATGACCTCAGGTAGGCCATCGAGGGGTTCCTTCTGATAAGCAGGCGTCACGTCCTCGCCGCAAAAGAAATGCTTCCCACAGCTTTCGAAAAACGGACCATCGATGAACGACTTTTCGTCGTTCACAGAGAACCCGCAAAACTGAAGCGTGAGACACAGCTCCGTTGCGACAGAACGTGGTACGATGATATCATCACCGTACACTGCCACTTCACCGTACTCATTGTTAGACTCCGCGACCGCTGAGCTCAAGGCCCAGAAAATCAAGGATTCTAGCTCGAACGTGAAGCCGTTCCCCATTGAAGAGAACTTCTCCAGGACCAATGAGGTCCCATCAGGCATTTCAGCCCGACGTGTTCGAACCGCATCAAGCGATGCGGCCCAATCGTACGGGAGCAGGGAGTAAACAACCTCCCTAGAGACAGTGTCACTAGCCGCCCTCAGATCGAGGGTGGCCAAGGACTCGGAGTAGGCACGACGTGCCAACTCTTGGTTCCTTGTCTGGTCATCCAGATTGACACCGACAGACCGGAGCTTGGACCGGATGTAGCTGCCGATGCCCTTTTGGAGGAACGAATTCCCCCGAGGCTCGACCGCTATGACGCGTTCTGTCTTCGCGTTCTTAGGAACTGTTTCTATTCTGCACTCGTCCGTGAGGACGAACACTGAGTCCAAGAGGCAATAAGAACCACTCGGAACCAACCCAAGAATAGACTCTGACCAATGAAGGTCAGACTCGATTTCATGCCTGAGCCAAGCCCGGGCAGATCTCGAAACAGAAATGGGGAGTTCGCAAATCTTGGTGTCCACACTGGCACGTCGACGTGGAATATCAGTCGAAGCGCCAGGGCCCCATCCATACCTTCGGTCAAGTGCGAGGACCGTGAACGGACCCAAAAGCCGAGAGATTTTTCTCTGCGCGAGGTGAAGGACCCCGTGCAGCCGTCCATTTCGGACGGTCTCAAGGTTGCGGAACCGCACGTTAGTTTCTGCACAAACAGCTTCAGAAGATTTGAATTTCTGAAGGGCTACCTCTGTCTTGTCAATCCCTGTATCAAGACCCTTGTATTTCGACAAGAAGACCTGAACCAAGTAATCAGTTCGGAAAGAGGCAGCACAGGTATAATCTCTCGGATTCACATCCAATGACGCCAGCTCGCTATGAGAATACTTGTAGCGGAGCCAGACGCCAAGAGAGACAGGACTATCAACCGCCTTGCAAAGAGCGAAGAAAACTTCGCCCATATCGGAATGGATATCCGGATGCATAGGAACCTCGCGTTGTTTCTTAAGTTGACAGCGATGTCAACAGACCCGATAGACACGAATCGGGACCGGGGTGAGTAGCTCAAATGAGCTTGTACCTTCCCTTATGGGGTCAGTACACGTTGGTCAACGACTCGACCATGGCCAGCAGCTGAGTCTCAGCGAGAAGGCCGTAGGCGTACTTCCGCAGATCCTTTCGGTTCTGCAGGGACGCCCGCTCCGGGAGAATAAACTCCATCGCCACCCGCTCGATGTGAGCAACCGTCGGCGGCGGCGTCAAGCCGCTGTCGTTGGTGCCCAACGTCTCGAGGATGGGACAATGGAGGGCGACGCGAACACGGTTGACCCGATCCCCGGAATTGCTCCCGGGAGACGGGTTCCCGACGCGTTTGAGTTGCATGGAGATGCGGTTGTAACCAATCGACTCGGAAGTCGTCTGGTCCTCGAACCACCATGCACCCTGCGCGTCAGGGCCGATGGGTACGAACGTGTGGGCCACAGGGGTCGCCTGCGCGTCGTTCAGTACGATGTTTGCTGCTGCGGACATAAGGGTCCTTCCTATTCAACACATTGGATGGGAGCTAGGCCTGCCAAAGCAGATCCCAGCGCTCTTTCGCTCAAGAGTACGAGGTCCTAAGGCTTCTTGAAGCCCTGGACCAAGAGTGAAATGGCGTTGAGCGCACGCCACGGACTGGAGAAGTCCAAAGCCAACGTGGGCTTGTAAGGGACAGGAGACTGAGTCAACACCGTTCGGGTTAAACCGATGTCCAACGACCAGCTCTCAGCTTGGCCAACGAGCTCATAAAGATCGTTGACGTTGTTGAGAGAGGCGTTGTAGTTGGAAGTCCGTTTGATGCTGACCGTCTCCGTACCCCCGGCAAAACCGCGTTGGGAGTTTTGAGCCTTTTCCATGAGCTCCATGTAGCCTCCAAGATTCCAAACCCAATCGGCGACGAAGGAGAACGGTATGTTCTCCCACAGAAACCTTTTCGGGTCCATAGTCGTGAAGCGCTTCAGAGAGTCCATGGCGGACTCGGCGATCACGAAGTCGATGACAAATAAATGCCGAACCGACTTCGTGTTCGAACCTCTAAGGGTCCACCCGCTAAACCCTCCAAGCTGGTAGCCCGAGATGGGCCCAGTCGATGTCTCACGAGTGGTGCTTGAACTGCGGATCTTGACGATCTGCCGTTTGGGCGCTCGCATGGCATCCAGGGTATCGAAGATGTCTTGCATTAGAGGTCTAACGCCGTAAGAAAACTGAAGCCACGCACCCCCAATGTTCCGGGAGTGCTTGCGCCAGTTCACCGGCTTCTGCTTTTTCTTCGGTCCGAACGTCTTAGGCGCAAGCCTGCGACGAGCGGATTGGAAGACGTCGTAAGAAGCCTTCAGAGCGTTAGGGTTCTTGGTTTTTAAGAACCTAGCTAACTTCCAGAGGTCAGCCCCGAGCTGAGCCGTCTGCTTCCATTGCCACGTGTCGACGCTGAGGTCCACCGAAGTAAAGAGCTTGTCATATAACTTGGACAAGGCTTTGTTCCGATTGGAATTCTCATCGACGATCGCGGTGTAGGGAGCGGACGTCTGGCCAAGAGGACCTCTGAGATGAAAGAACGTCCCAAGGTACGGAAATTGCTTCCCGAAGGAATCAATCGTACCTGTAAACGTTCCTTGTTGCGATTTCTCGTAGACCAGTGGGTGCAATGACGGGACGATCTTCTTGCCTTCGAAACCTTGAAGGTAGAGAAAAACGTCGCGAAAGTACACCTCCGGGAATGTTGAATTCCCGTAATGTGCCTCGATCACTTGAGGTGCATAATAAAGGTTACCACGAGACTTCACAACAGCCTCCTTTTCCTTTCCTCGGTTCACTACCGAAAACAGGAGAGTTCAGGGAAACGCCCCGCGCGTAGTCGAGCCCCCGGGAAAC